GTGCAGATATGGAGACTTAATTCGCCAGTCGCCCAGCATAGTTCACCCACCGCTATATCGGCAATGGGTAAGGCAGCTTCATTAGCTACGGTCTTGACTATAAGGTCAGTTGCTTGTTGAAGGTTGAAGTCTACCGCACCATCAGCCGCCGTATGAGAGTTGAGGGTATGAGCCGCAGGAGCTCCGATATCTTCCCATGCGGGGAGGTCGGTAGCCACTCTCAGAATATAGTCATTTGTCCCTATTGCCAGAGCCGCCGGAGTGCCCGCCGCCGAAGCGTAGATGATATCACCCTTTGCGGTCAGGAGTGCCTTAGTAATTACATCATCCTCGTAAGCCAGTTTTTTCCAAGTTACAGCCATTTGAAATTAAACCTCCGTTATTTTATTTACTTTCGACTATCGTGATTTTACTTGTCGTATCGTCATATACGATTTGCGGGTCTTTGAGTTCCATTGTTAGGGTCGGTGCCGTGTTCGGGTTGGTATTCTCAACCAGAGCTATTATGACCTTCCCCTTTTTCGCCCATAAGTTAATTTGCATAATTCTCCTTATTCGGTCGCTACATACACATAATTATCTGTGCAGTAGAATATCGTTCCCTCACCGCCTGTTGACGAGGCTTTAGGCGTTAGGGTAATTTCGCTGTGTTCGGTGTGATTTACCATTTTATAATCAATCGAATTGGTATCAGCCGATGAATCAATACCCAATTTGACTTGAAGGGCTTTTATAGCTATTCTTAATTCTCTGGTAGACGTTCTGACAGAGTTGACATAGATGGGTTTGTCATCGTCAATTAAGGTTAAATTGGTGTCCAGTGCGGTTGGATATTGCGGACTTCCCATATTCTATGACCTCGGATATAACTTATATTTAGAACCGGAACACATTCCTTGAAGTTCACGTTCCGCCAGCGCCATCTTGTTCTGACCCCATGATTCCAGAGCCCGTCCTGTCGATGAACCTTGTCTTATAAAGCTGGCAGCGTTATTCATGAACCCGTTAGCGTTTGCCAACCCTTCACGAGCATATTGCAGGTATTGAGAGGTTTCCGTACCCACTTCCCCGATAGTGGCACGCCCTGAATCAAGGTCGGCAATCGCCTGTGCCACTTCGTCCGTCACCTTTGCCAGTTCAGTTGAAGCACCATTTACCCACTTGATGATATTGACGGATTTATTGAGTGCGGCCTCACCAGCCGAAAGATTAATAACAACCGGCTCTGTCTGCCAATCAAGAGTAGAGGAGGTAAAAGTTACAACCGTATCATTATCAATATCAGCCTCTAATCCGGGATAGAACGTAACCGTAGCTTCGTTAGTGGTAATTGTAGCGTCTGCCGTGACGGTATAAACTTGCGGTAAACCGGAGATAGTGAATTCCTGGTCAGCCTCAATAGTACCGGATGATTGCAAGCCGTCTATTACCATTGAGGTATCACCCTCAGAATAGCCAGCCGGTAAGTCTACCGCACCGATAAGGTCAGTCAGTTGCGATAGTTTGTGCCTCTTGGCGAACCAGACGTAAGCATGTTTTTCAACATCATCATCCGCCGTGTCATACGGCATAGAATCAATACCAATAGTTAAAATGTCACCGTCTATTTCAAAGTTGCGTGGCGATCCCAGCGGATACTCTATCCTGTCAACCTTAATATAATCGGTAACATCGGAAAGATTGATTTGGAATTCATTAATACAGCCTTCATTGTATAGGTTATAATTCTCACCGGAGGCCATTATGTCACGGCTCAATGTAACGTCAGAGGTTGAGGTATAAGCCGTAATGACCGCCCGTGTCTTATCGGTGGAGTTATAGACAATCTTACCCACATCGGTAGATAGGAATTGAGCATTAGTGGCATCCACAAGATGAGACGTTGAAGTAGAGGAAGCCGTTCCGGTTCTGGTTTCAACGGCAATAGGGACTCTGACAACATGAGCTTTATATTTAGCAACTCTAACTAAAGCCCGCTTGACAGCTTGAGGCAATTCCGTTGTGTAGCCGGTTGCCCCCCATGTCGCATTTGTTGAATCTTGAAGGACAACCTCTACCTCATCAATTAAACTTGTATATGAGAGCATACTTCACCTGCCTATTAGTTAGGTACCGAATACTTGCCGATTGAATCCCCTGACGTAAAACGTTCTGTCGGCTGTCTGGTTAGAACCGGTATATAATCTTAAATATCGAGCCGCCCCGATCCTGAAGATAACCACGATCCCGCCGGTTGAGGCGGTTGTCGCGTGAGCGAATGAGCCGGTAGCATCATCGTCAAGGATATGCATGGCTACGGGTACTGTGGCTTCTGAGCTATCTCTTTGAATGTAAGGCGTGACAACGGATGAATCAATAGTGGGGATAAAGACGAGTATATTCTCATATTCAGCACCCAGGTCAACCAAATCGGTGAAGCGGTCAACATCATCGCCGACAAACTCTGTAGCCGACCTGTCGTAATCTAATGTTACTGTTATCCAGTCTGAAGATTGCATTGTGTTACCTCCGATTATGCTTTTAATATTTCCGAGATGTCTTTCCCGCCAACGGAATTGCTTAACTGCGCGTTATATTCGCTCTGCAATTTGATATAGTCCGTCTGGGCATTGATGAACGTGAAAAGATAATTACCGTCGGCGGTCACTTCGCAGGATTTGAGCTGTTTGAGTTCATTCGCCTTTAGTTTTTTGAACTCCGAAAATGGGATATTGGGAATTAATGTTGCCATGTTGCCTCCTTATAGATTGGTGGGGTAAGTTATTAGCCTACCCCACCGGATTAACTACTACGGGGTGATTTGAAGCAGAACCATTGGAGCGTTGCTGGCTGAACTGCCGCTCATATCAAGGGCGACACCGGCCATCTGGAAACCACTCTCAAGAGTCTGGTCGTTACTGGATACCACCGATCCATTGCCAACAAAGACGATAGTTCGATCTCTGGCCGAATCGCAGGTATTGCCATCACTGGTAATCCAGCACGGTCCCCAGGTTTGCAACCAGAAGTATTGGTTGGTAGTTGCAACTACAGACGGCACGCCGATGAAGGTCACGTAATCGCCGCCGGAGTTATCCGCTAATACGTTGTAGTACGGATTCTCCATCAGTTCAATTGTGGTTGTGGCCGCCGTGACATCACTGGTCAGGGGAATATCCAGTTTCACTGTCAACGAACCACCGGTTGATGTCAGAGCCGGATGGCTGACGATCAAGCGCATTTGCGGATGCTGTGCTGAACCGTTGCCAATAACGATATAGCCACCGGCCAGCTCGTTTTCGGATAACACACCGGTTGTCAGAACGCCGATTTCAGTGTCGATGGTCACCGTGACATAATAGTCACCGGCTGAACCGGCTCCGGTTGCCTGTGTGGGAGCTACCGCTACGGTATTGGTTTTCTTAGCCTTATACGCGCCGACTTCGGGATTACAGGTGCCGGCAGATTTCGCGTAATGGAAAGTACGTCCGCCGTAAACATACCGGGTGCCGAGGTCGAACTGTTGTGAGTTGGAAGCGGCGCTCAGGTCAGGCACTTCGGCGTTGGGGAACTGGGGAAAAGGAACGAGAAAGAGTGTTCCGCCGTTGTTGGAAACTATATTAAGTTTGGTTTTTGCAGTCATTTTATCAATTACCTCTTTTTACTTACTCAACACGTCTAGCTGTCGGGATTGATGTTGATAAGAGCAGCAAGACTGTATTTCTTTTTGCACATGCAGGAGAGATTCCAGGAGAAGCGGTTTCGGATGACGTTGTACCCTTCGACAAACGTCTCTCTCTCGTGCGTCATGGCACCGGCCTGAAGTCCAGTCACATCTTCCTCACTAATCTTGAGAGCGAAGATAACCGTATTGTCATAGCCGGAAGCCCGTGTGACCGCAGGGTTAAAACTGGCGATAGTCAGAACGGAGCTTGAACCATCCTGAATGTTGTCCGGTATCCAATCGGAGATGAATACAGGAATAGTATCGTATGCTTCTACGAACAGACCAAATTCCTCAAGATGAATCGGAGTAAGGCCGCTGGTGCCACTGGCACGAGCCAGAGCGTTGAGTTTACGCCGTGTCCTGCGGGACATCAGGAGCATATCGGGTTTGCCGGGTCGAATCTGGTCAATGAGTTTGTCTACCGCACCCATAGTCAGAGCACCAGAGGCACCATCGGAACCGTCGGTAGCATCAATGACCTGTGAGTTATTGATACCGTCCAGGTCGGTAGTCGAAGATGACTCAAACTCCGCGAGCATCCGCAGGAAACCTTTCGGCTGTTTGGCGTTGCTCAGAGTTGATGTTTGCCCCAGGATCAAGGCGTTATCAGCGGTATGAGCCATAGCTTTTGATTTGGCCTCGATGTCTACGGCTTCGGGATTCTGAGCCGGATTCATGGTAATCATGGATTTGTCGGTATCGGCATCACCGATAAGAGTGAACATATTGGTTGTTCTCTGCTCAAAAGTGCCGGTATTTTCGGTGATCTGGTCGCCGGGTTGCAACCATGATACGGTTGGCATGGTGAGTTCGACATTGTATTTCACAATATCGTTATTGACTCCCTTAAACGGGAGTCTTTGCAGGACGGGACTTTCCTTAACGATGGTGTCCCACACACCGGCAAGCACAAGGTCTTGCTTTAGATAATCATACTGAACTTTTGTCAGCATATTTTATTACCTCTTTTTACTTTTTATTTTTCGCTTGTTCCAATCCCCGTTCTATTTTTCACGGGCAGTTTCAGTATTGGATTTAAATCCACCCCCACTATTCGCACCTGAGTCGGCTTGCGGTGGCTCTT